GAACCAGTATTCCACGGCGGGCCCGAGCGGGGCCTATCGGTTCTATGCGCTCGGCGCCGACCCGACCATCATCGATGCCGAGGTGGTGAGCCCGTCGCCCGGCACGGTCGATGTCTATGTGCTGACGGGGCCGATCACGGTGCAGCCGGCGGCGAGCCCGAACAGCGTGGGGATCGCGAGCTCGGGGATCATCGCCGAGGTGGTCGCGGCGCTGAACGCGGAGACCGTGCGCCCCCTCTGCGACACGGTGAACGTCTATGCCGTGACGGAGGTGGATTACACCGTCACCGCGACGGTGACGCTCTTCGACAACGCCGACGCGACCTCGAGCGAGGCGGCGTGCCAGGCGGCGGCGGTGCAGCAGGCGATCAACCTCGCGAGCAGCGTGGACAATGACATCGTGCCGAGCCAGTGGGTTTCGGCGCTTTCGGTTGTCGGGGTCTATGAAGCGAGCGTCGCGATTGCGGCGAATATCGGCGGCTCGCCGGTCTCCCCGCAAGGGGACGGCAGGATCGTGCTCACCGCCGGCCAGTGGGCGAACTGCACCGCGATCAATCTGGCCTATCAGACGGGATCCGAGGCACAATCGCAATGAGCGGCGCGGTCGGCGCCGGGAGCAGCCTGGCGGCCGCATCATCGATCAACGATCTGCGGACGCAGGCGCTCCTTGCGCTGATCCAGCGGCTTGGAAATATCGATCTCTCGGCCATTCTGGTTTACACGCTTCAGAACGTCCCCGTCTCGGCGCTGCCGTTCTTGGCCTGGCAGTTCGACATCCTGGCGCCTTGGTGGCAACTCCTCTCGGGGCCCGACTCGCAGCAACAGCTGATCCAGCAGGCGGTCCATCTCCACCGCTACAAGGGCACGGCGTACGCGATCCAGGCCATCATGAGCGGGCTCGGCTTCGTGCTGCCGACGATCCAAGAGGGGCAGTCGAGCTGGGGGGGCACGTCGTGGCCGGACACGCAGGGTTGGGCGGTGTTCCGAATCGTGGTGCCGAAGGCAGACATCGTCCTCGCCAACCCGCAACCGACCAGCTGGGATGCGGTGAGCAGCATCGATCTTCTGCTCGACGTGGACGATATCGTCCAGGCGACGAGCATCACCGGGGTGGCGGTCACGGCGGATACCGAGACGCAGGCCATCGCCGCGATCGAATTCTTTGCACCCGCGCGGTCATGGCTCGATTCGCTGTGGTTCGAGGAACTGCCGATCCAGGACGCAGTCGTGCCCAGCGACGAGATAGCCATCGTCGCCGCGAATTACGTCGGAGAAAAGGCCTTCCGCGTCGCGGATTTCCTTTCGGTGCAGGGGTGGGCGCTGGCCGATGCCAAGACGACGGCGCCGCTCTACTCGACGCATTTCTACCATGCCGGCCTCACCTATGGAGCAACAGAGCCCCCGGTGGTCGATAGCGGTGTCGTCATCAAAGGCACCCCGACGGAGTAGCTGCCGAAGGTGCTGCGAGGAACCCCAAGCGACGAAGCGGTCTCGTGCGGAAGGAGAATTCGCGATGACAAGGCCAACCGGCCGCGTGCGTCTTTGGCGCAACGGGCTGCTTTTCTGTGAGCGCAACAATCTGGTGGTCAACGCGGGGCTGCCCGCGATGGCCGAGCAGATCGCCGGCGGCAACGGCTATCAGGTCGCGGCGGTGGGCTTCGGCTCGGGCGCGACGGCGCCGACCGTTTATGACACCGATCTCGGTGCGGCGCCGAAATACTACAACGCGGTTGGTGCGGCGACCTATCCGAGCCCGGGAACGGTGCAGTTCGCCTTCGCGATCCAGGCCGCCGATTACGCCGCTTATGGCATGACCATCCAGGAGATCGGGCTTTTCGCGAACGCGGCGGAGGCGGTGCTCCCGGCGACGGCGGGCTTCTCCTATCCGGGATGGTCGGCGAGTAGCAATCAGCCCGTCGGCAATCTCGTGGCGAGCACCGCGGGCAATCCGTTCCGCTCGACCACGCCGCCGGCATGGCCGGCGAGCACGGCGGTTGCGGTCGGGCGGCTGATCATCGATAGCAACGGCAACCTCCAGGAATGCACCACGGCGGGCACCACCGGCGCCTCGCATCCGAGCTGGGCGACGACGGTCAACAGCACCACGACCGACAACACCGCGACATGGACCTGCAAGGGGCTCGCCGGATACACGCCCGTCACCGGCTCGAGCACGCCGAGCTGGAACACGGCCGCGATCGGCGACCTCACCTATGACGGGACGGTGGTGTGGACCTATCTCGCCGCGCTGGTCGTGCCGCAACCGATGATCGCGCACGCGGTGGTGCCGGCGTTCAGCTTCTCCGGTGCGGCGGCCTATTCCGGCACATGGAGCTTGACCTTCTGATGGCAAACCTCATCGACAGCCCAGAATACACGACGAACGAGGTCTATGAGATCGCGCAGACCGACAAGGTCGAGGGCGCGGCAGCCGGAGCGAGCTTCGGCGGCATTGGCGTATCGAACGAGCCGCACCAGCAGCTCGCGAACCGCACCGCCTTTCTCTATGGGCGGCAGAACACGAACATCGCCAATATCACGACGATCCAGGGCCAGGTTGCGGTTCTGCTCGCGCGCAACACCTGGACCAATGCCGCCGTGTTCTCGACGCCCGGAAACTATGACTGGTCCGTGCCGGCCGGGGTGTCGACGGTGCACGCGATCGTTGTCGGTGGCGGCGGCGGCGGCGCGGACTGTCTCGCGACCAACATCAACGGATATGCGTCCGGTGGCGGCGGTGGTGCGGGCGGCTACGCGGAGGGGCTCGTGAAGGTTGCTGGCGGCGCGACAATGCCGTTGACCGTCGGGGCCGGAGGGGGAGCCCAGACCAACGGGGGAACATCGACATTCGGGTCTCTGGTCGCGATCGGCGGCGGCGGCGCATCGTTCCAGAGGCCGGGAAGTTCAGCCGGCGCCGGGGGCGGGGCGGCAAGCGGTGGATTCGTCAATTTTACAGGGGGAACGGGTAGCGATGGGCAGGCGGCGTCGTTCGTCTTCGCCGGGAATGGCGCTCCTGGTTCCTGGGGCGGCGGCGGCAGAGCGGGAGAGCAAGGCGGGACACCGGGGACAGCACCCGGGGCCGGCGGCGGCGGCGGCTACGATCCTCTGTTCAGCGGGAACTACTACAACGGCGGCGCCGGCGCGCCGGGCATCGTGATCATCCTGTGGTGAGCCATTGGTTACGAGCGGAGCGAAGCAGGTCACATGAGCGGTTCTTTCACACCCATCCCGAACTTCACCGGCGTCAACGCCGGCCAACAGTTCCGCGAGGCGATCAACAATGCTCTCGGTGGCACGGTGGCGATCTCGCCCCAGATCGTCGGCGGATCGATCAGCGGCGCGACCGCGAATTACACGTTCTTCGGCGGCTCGGTCTCGCCGGATGTCGAGGCGGCGGGCAGCTCGCAAAGCACAGCGACCCCGCTCGAATCGCAGACGAATATTGTCGCGTCCGGGGGCGGTGGCGTCGCGCTCACCACGGCCGCGCTGCCGCTCAATACGTGGATCACTGTGGTGAACGCGCTGAGTGACGCGATTTCGGTCTGGCCGCCGTCCGGTGCGTCCTTCATCGAGCTTGGTGAGAACGATCCGGCGACGCTGCCTGCCAACGCGGTGGACGAATACATGATGGTTACGGTCGATGGCGCGACCACGGTTTACGTGAAGTGAGGTTGCACATGAGGTTCCTGGCCCGCATCGCGATCATCCTCGCTCTAATACCCGCCGCTTCATTCGCTCAGAACACCAACCGCGGTGCGCTCTATGCGCCGAACAATCTCTCCGATCTGCCAGACCCGGCGCAGGCGCGCACCAATCTCGGGCTTGGTGCCCTGTCGGTCCTGTCGTCGCTGGCCGGTGTGGACGCCTCCGCGACAGATCTGACGGACCCGAACGGCGCCAACGTGGCGACGCTCGCCGGTCGGTTCGGTGAAGTGCTCGACGTGATCGGCGGCTTCGGCGCTTCGCCAGCCATGGAAGGCAGCGCTGGTGGAACGATCGCCACCGGCAGCGCCACACTTTTGGCCGCCACTGGAACGACCTTCCCGGCAGGCGCGGCCGGCGATGTTATATGGGTCGACGGAATCGGCCCGAACGGCGAGCCGCTCGATACGACGATTTCCGCGGTTGCCTCGGCTGGAGGCTCGATCACGCTTGCCGCTGCCGCGAGCTTCCCGAGCGGGAATGACTGGATCCAATACGCCCTGCCATCGACCCCGGGCACGGGATGCGTTCCGCTCGACACGCGGACGCTCACCGGGGGCGTCGCGCTCGCGGCGGGCCAGCTCACGATCACGTCCTGCGGCGTGTTTGGCGCGGCAAGCAGCATGAGCGTCGCGGCGGCGGGCTCGGGCGGACCGGACAACACGACCTGCGTGGTTGATGGCACCACGGGCACCGTGCCGACCGGATTTGGGTATGCCAGGTTCGTCGTCACGACGAATGCGTCCGGCGAGCTTTCCACCATTGTGTCGGTCTATCGCCCCGGCACCTACGTGGCGAACCCGACCAATCTCGCCGACGAGCCGGTGACGGCCGGGAGCAGCAGCCCTGCCGGCTGCCACGGCCTCACCGGGGCCGCGATCGACATCGGTGCGGCCCAGATGGGCGTCGAGACCGTCACGCCCACGGTGCGCGGTTCCTATAGCGTCGTGCCGTCGCCGGCGGGTGCCACCGGCACGGGCGCAGAGAGCGGCGACCAATACACCCTGACGACGGGAGTGGCGGGCGTCTATGACTACGGCCGCGACAGCACGGCGAGCCTCGCCGCGGCGATCACCACGGCCAACAACGATTACGCCGCGACCGGACTCCCGCAATCCGTGGCACTGCCGGCCGGTAACATCATGGTCGATGGCGGCAGCGGGCACAGCACATGCCTGCCAGCGGCGACCAACGGTGTCTCCTTCAACGGGGCTGGCATCTTCCGCACGCGCATCTTTATCGGGCCGTCTTACGGCAGCGCGGGTTGCGACTCGCTTTTCGCGGCGAACCAAGCCGGCCTGGTCGGGACCAACGCCTACGTGGACAACCAGTGGAATATGTCGGCAATGGCACCTGGGCCTGTGTTCCGGAATTTCGGTATCTTCGGAGATCTCGGCTCGAAGTATCCTGTGACAGCGTTTGATTTCCAGCGCGAGGTCGACCACTTTATCATCGAGGACGTATTCATTCGCCCGCTTTATGGACGCTGCCTCTTCGTCGGCGACCTCACCTCCGGCAGCGCGGCCTACGCGCGCGAGTGGCAGGTGCGCAACCTGCAATGCCTCAACGCCGGAACTCCGTTGACCCCGGCTGAAGCATTCAACTCCACCGGCACCGGCACGTCCGACAGCACCAATACCGGTACGGTCGACACCCGTATATTCTCTGCGCAGGGACCAGGAATTCAGATCCTCTCGCAGAACACACACAAGACCACGACCTATCTCGATTTCCCGCGCGCCTTCGTGGAATACAGCGGCGCAGCAAACGAGATCGCCGATGGGATCGATGTCGGGACCGAGACCGATGCGGGCGGCATCTCCGCCGTGCACTTCTACGCCCTGGTGGAGCCCAGCATGGCGAACGACGACGGGTGCATGCTGCGGCTCGGCGGCGGCGTGAACAGCACGCAGAGCTACAATATTCAGGTGTTCGGAGGCGATTTGGGGCCCAACACCTACGGCGTCTGCTACGGCAACGTCCGCAACACGGAAATTCACCTCGACAGCATCGGGGCAGATACGGATGCGGTCGTCGCCGGGCCGGGAATGGGCGCGCTCAACTACCTCACCGAGATGGGACTGACGAACGCTCCCGTGGAGATGCTTGACGCTTATCCCCAAAACCTGCTTTTTAGCGAGCCCGGCGTTCTCGCGAATCTCGGCACGGCGCGCCTGCCGGGATTCACCTACGGGCCTGACTATGCCGGCACACTCACCAACGAACCGCCCGCGACTGGCAAGCTCTACGCCGAGAGGTTCGACGTCGGGGCGACGAGCGTTCTCAAGTCACTTTCGTTCGATGTCGGCACGGCGCTCGCCGGCGGTTTCGATGCAGAGATGTGCGTTTACCGCGACAGCGGAGGCGTCCCGAGCGCGCTGCTCCTGGACACCGGGTCGTTCGCAGTCGGCGACGTGACGGGCGTGCAGACGGATACGCTCGCGACCCCGCTGGTGCTGCCGGGACCCGGCGAATACACGATCGGGTTCATGGCGAGCGCGGCGGGAGAGAGCATCTATTCGATGATCCCGAGCGGCATCACGACCTCGCCGGGCTCGCTGGCTTCCTCCGCGAACCAATGGGGCGCCAACAGCGCGGCCACGCTCTTTGCCGGCACGTCTCCGGCCGGCCAGATCGCCATCGGGACCGTGACGTTCGGGGGCTGTCCGGCGTCGCCGTCCCTCTCCGCGACGGGGAGCATCGATATTCCATACGTCGCGCTCGGGTTCTGAGGCGGTGCGCCTGGGCACGAGCGTCCGGTGGCGCGATGGGTGGACTTGGGCGCGACGATCCACCAGGCGGCGGGCGGTCGGGAAGGGCCGGCGACGCAATGGCCATGAACGGAGCCGCGCGGTAGGATTCGTCTGCGTAGGGGACGAGGGGAACCCGGAATGCTCGAATCGCAGCGCGCGCTCTTCGCTATGCCGCGAGGGGTCTGCTACCTGAACGCGGCAGCCTGGGGCCCGCTGCCGATTTCGAGCCAGAAGGCCGGGCGCGTCGGCGTCGCGCGCAAGGGCCAACCGTGGAAGCTCGATCCGCAATTTCCCGCGCAGCAATTCGCGCGCGCACGCAGCGCGGCCGCCAGGCTGATCGGTGCGGCGCCCGAGGATGTCGCGCTGATCCCCTCCGTGAGCTACGGCGTCGCCACGGCGGCGAAGCTGCTCAGGATCCCGGCTGGCCACCGCGTCCTGCTGCTCGAGGATGATCATTCCTCGCCGGTCCTGGAATGGATGACACGCGCGGAAGCCGGCGGTTTCGCGATCGCGGTCGTAAAGCGACCCGAGGACGGCGACTGGACTGCGGGACTTCTGGACGCGATCGCGCGTCCTGGGGCGCCGATCGCGCTCGCCTCCATTTCGTCGGTGCACTGGTCGGACGGCGGCGCGGTGGATCTCGATCGGGTGGGCGCGGCGCTCCGGGCCCGCGGCGCCGCGCTGCTGGTCGACGCGACACACGCCGCCGGCGTCATGCCGCTCGATGTTCGCTCGCTCGACCCCGACTTCCTCATCTTTCCAACCTACAAATGGGTGCTCGGGCCGTACGGCCGCGCGTTCCTTTACGTGGCCGCGCGCCATCAGGACGGCGTTCCGCTCGAACAGACGGCGCAGGGACGCCGTGGGGTGAGCGCGGACCAGGCGCGCTACCTCGCCGACACTGCCTTCGTTGCCGGCGCCCGACGCTTCGACATGGGCGAACGGGACCATTTTATCTCGCTCGAGATGG